AAATGATGTCATGCACTTCCAAAGTAGATAACTGTTCACCATTTTCTTTCCTATCAAATATTCTCTTAATATTGTGAACGCAGTCTTTTAATGGTTCGGGACCGGGAGCCTTACCGCCACTTGTTACTAGTAGAGCGCCTTTTGGTCTAATACCACTAAAATCGAAATCGGGTAAAGGTTTTCCAAGAAAGTATGATTTCATCAACATCTTTATACAATCAGCCCAACCTTCAATACTATCACCGACTAGATATCTGCGTTTCTTTGTAGGCACTGTAATAGATGGTAGTTTTTCTACATGATGCTTTTGAACAGAATAACCCACACCTGTTCCACCTAATAGTAAAAACATTATTTCACTAAACGCTCTGTAGTCATCAACCGGTAAGTAAGCACAATTATATATACGTGATGGAGTTTGTTTAATAGCGGCACCTGCAAACTGCAATGATCTCATGGAAGGGCAAACTTTCTTTTCATATACCAACTCATAAGCTTTTTCTATATTGGATTTGAATTGCGGAAAATTTGAAATATGCATATCACGGTTTCTTGTAATAAGTTCCTTCCATGTTTCTCTTCTTTGTTCAGTAGGAAGATACCTTGCATACTTCATATGCACGGTAACTTCAGATAAAATCTTTTGTGATATGTCCAATGTTATTCTCCGTTTTGGTTTGAGGTTAAATTTTTTGCACTATCATATCCATCTTTAAAAAAGCCCCTACCAAAGCTAATACTTACAGGTGAGATTACTCTATTAACTTTTTTGCTTTTGCACTTGGGACATGATTGCTTTTTGTATTTATCGTATTCTGATACCATACACTGTATTTCAAATTCATGCTTACAAGACTCACATTTAAATTCATAAATCATTAAACACTCCTTTTACCACCCTTCTCCACACGATGTATAAATTCTGTATTACCATTATCATAAGCTAATAAAACTTCATATTCAATTTCTTCGTTGGTATGAACTCTTTCGTTTTCTATCATTTGATTTGCAATACGTATTACATCATCCTTTTTAACATCCCTACGTGCTGCTGAATATACGTGAGATATACGCGTGTCGGCATTACCCCACCGATGGGTTTTAGTAATTGTAAACCTTTCCATATTTATTACCCTTCTTTAAAGTCTCTATACAAAGACCTCATTTTATCGCCACCATTCAGCATATTATTAACTTTTTCGTTAATAGTAAAGCCACTAGTAGATGGCATGTCTTCATTAAGATCAATGAAACTACGTGCTGGGTCCATCTCAATATTAAAATTAATATTAGCTTGACCCATACGATTCTTACCAACATGAAATTTACGTTGGGAAAAAGTTCCGAAGAAATCTACAACCATAGCCTTGTTGATTGCTTCACCAACTTTATCAATGGTAATAACATCATCATTAAATCCATCGCGATTACTTTGAGTAGCTGTCCATATGGGTAACTTCATTTCCATAGACAATGCACGAAGATCTTCAAATATACTTTCTAACTCAAATCGCTTTTGATCATATCCGCGGCGACTCTTCATCAAATCACCATAATCAATTATAATTAAATCGGGGGTAAAGCCGTTAGATAGTAATCTACCCATATGAAACTTAATGGTATTAATCGTAGCAACCTTTGGCGGATACTCTTTAATAAACAATTGACCGCCATTAAAATTAGCTAGTTGCCCTTCAGCTTCTGACATGCGACTACGTAATTCTTTTGTGGGAATGCTTGTAATACGGCTATCATAACGATTACCTACGTGTGTCTCACTTAACTCAAAAGTGTAGTGAACGACATTTTTACCTGCAGCTAAAGCGCCGTATCCAAAGTTGACCAACATAAAACTCTTACCACCGCCTGTAGGTGCCATTACAACGCCTAACTCACCATGAGCTAACCCACCATCCAATACACTGCTTTGATCCAAGAGAGGGAATCCTGTGGGGATACAAGACCTTGCATGAACTTGTTGACGAGACTTGAACGAGTCAAAATAGTCGTGACCCATATCTTGTTCAGTGCTGATCTTTAGACTATCTTCAATGGTTTTCTGAATCTCTTCAAACTTACCCTCTTTTAGTAAATCTACTGATTGCAGAATTGCGCCTTTCATAGATTGATTTCTACAAAACTCTAATGACTTATCCTTTGCATATTCAATCTCTTGACGATTAACCTTTGTTTCAATATCTAACAATACGTTAATAGTAGATTCTTTTAATTCACCTTCGGGGTATTGTGAAATTTCTGTTTTTAAAGTATCATAAGTGGGTGGTGCGCTATACTTATTGAATAGTTTTCTTATCTCTAACCAAACTGTTTTGTGTGCTTCAGATGTAAAGTATTCTTCTTTTAAAACTTCAAAACTCTTTTCAAAAAAATCTCTGTCAATTAAAGCCGCTTGAAGAACACAATTTTGAAAATTTGTTCCAAAAGACTTGAAAGAGTCAACATCCGTATACGACATTATATTCTCCTTACAGTATTACTGGTTCGCGTGAAACCGACATAAATGATGAAACCCAATTGTCAATGTTACTTGGCGATATATCTTCGCTCAACAACTTAAGTCTAAGTTGATAAGAATTAAACTTTAAATCCTTATTTTCATAACTTTTTTCCAACGCCTGAATTGATTGTATATTCACATCTATATCCAAAAGTTGTACTATCTTATAGTTCCTTCTTAACAAATCCTCGTTATCAATATACTTTTGATACTTCTTGTTCTTCTGATTTCGTGCGTAATCTAAAACACTATCCACATCCATATCTTCATTGGTTGATAACAGAGGGAAATCTCGCTTCGCGCTCTTCTCACCAACGCCTGAGATGCCATTGATGTTGTCACTCTTATCACCAACGATAGCCTTTAGAAGTGCGTAATTAGGTGGAAAAACATCCTCTTTATCTACCATATAACCCATATCTATCATCTCACCTTTGGGATTTTCCTTAGTCTTAACTGGTCGATATACAGAAGTGTTGTTATCGACTAACTGAAAAAAATCTCTATCAGTAGAGACAATGACTTTTGCTTCATCTTTGAAGAAAGTTCTACAGGAATATGCTATTTGATCATCGGCTTCTAAATACTGAACTGCCGGTTGATATACGGGTAGTAAATCTAAACACTCCTTAAGTAGTTGGAGTTGTCTAGCAAATGATTCTGACTCGTCTTCTTGCGAATATTCAAAGTGCCTGTTAAGACCTCTAAACTTCCTACCCTCTTTGTATTCCTTTAGCGTGCGTCTACGCCGTTCTGATGAACCTTTACCTTCCCATACCACCGAAACAATATCGGGGTTATGCTTTTTTATCTGCGATTGTAAACTATTGAGAGTGCCATATACACCACCGACATGCTCACCATTATCATTTGTTAGTCTAACAGCAGAAAAATTTCTAACAAACATATTCATTAAATCAATCAATAAAACCTTTTTCATATTATTACCATATCACCATATTAGTTATGAGGCGCTTTGTAGATAGTCTATATAATATAAGGAAGTCTTTCCATGTTGTCAAGTCTTTTTTTTGTTCTGATAACAGTTCTTTTTCTTTTATCTTTGCTAACCTAATTGACCATCTTTTCTGCTTTAATTTGCTTATTCTACCACTGCCCGTATACCAAACACCATACTCCATGAATGACCAAAACCAAATCCTAAGTGTGATTAACATAACAAAAACCATTTATCATTTTAAACTCCATCATTATAATCTATTTTTCTCATGGATGCATCATCATACTTATAAGGCTTAACGCCAGGCGATTCTAAAATATCTATACGATTAGTAAATCGGGCGTTCATTGTATCTCTAACTTGATAAACTCCAGACTTCTTACCGGCATCTACCCAAACATAATCACCAAACTTAAGAAAGCCACCATTACGTACGAGCATATTTCGCGATACCGCAACATAATTATAATCACTTGCTCTTTTTATTTTAATTACAGTTCCATCGGCTGTAATATTTGGAGTATCATCTGTTTGATCGGGAACAGGGTGATACATTGTAACCACTATTTTATGAGTATTAGCTTCAAGATCTTTTAATCTATTTTGATATGTCATCAACTTATCAGCTAAAATAAGACCATTAACTGTGGTGCTTTTTATAAGTGAGTCGGCCACCGATACTTTAAGATTTAAAAAATCTGCTCGTTCATTTAGATCATCTATAATATTTTTCTTCTCTATACTATGTGACACAAAAATCACCGATAAGAGCATAATAACTACGGTTTTTAAGTTTTCCCTCTTCATCTCATTCCTCGTTGGTAGTATAAATATAGCGCAAAAATTCCATAAAAATACACTATCATTTAAAAAAATTTAAATTCATTTTTCGGAAAATATTTTATTAGATTTTACTTGAACAACCACTTCGTTAATTTTATACCAGTGAAATAAGCAAACAATAATGCTGCCCCAGTATATGGTGTAAGTTCATTTGCACCAAATACTGGGGCTACAGAAAAGTTCCACAATAGGGAAAAGAAATAACCTAAAACAAGATATGCAAAAACAGCAAAAAGGCCAACAATGGTAACGCCAATTAAGAACCCAACACACCACATAAACTTTACAAACCATGGCGTTTCATTTTTAGTGATAGGTTCTTTTATCTTTTCCCAATATTTCATTAGATTACTTCATCCTCACCCAAAGCTTCTGTGGTTACTTCTTCTCTTCGTTTATGTGGATCTTGCTCTATGATTAATGATTGTTTAACCATTTTCTTACAGAAGGTGTGAGCCTCTGTGTTTTCTGACTCTCTAATCCATTCAACAAATTTACGGTTTTGGAACTCATAAACCTCACCCGTCTCTGTGTTGGTAATGGCAGACTTTTGTTGCGAAATCTTTTCTGCAACATCAGCCTTTAGTAAAACATCAAGCCAACTCTCTTCATCAATCAATCCACGATTAAAATACATCTTAAGTTCTGCTTCACGATGTGGTGGGCCTAAACGATTCTTAATAATCTTCGGCTTAATTCCAACACCAATTGTATCTTGACCTGCCTTTACTTTACCACCACTGTAAAGCTTAACCCTTACTGACGAAAAGAATGGAACAGCCTTACCGCCGGGCGATACTGTAGGATCACCAAATACCATACCGCCTATCTTCTCTCTAACTTGATTCAAAAAGACTAGTGATATTCTTTGATTACCTATAAAACGGATACTCTTGCGTAAACCTTGACCAATAAGTCTTGCACCTAATCCAATGGTAGAATCACCATATTCACCTTGAATTTCTGCTTTGGTTGAAGTGCCCGCAATAGAATCCCAAACAATACAACATAGTTTATTCTTATCATTCTCTCGTATTCTACGAACTATCTCTTCTATACCTTGAAACACTTCCTCTATAGTTTCGGGTTGTAGATATACAAGATTACCACCTTCTGCTTGTTCCTTTAATCCAAGCAACTTTAAAAAACTCCAATTAGCTGCATTTTCCGTATCAATAAGAATTGGTATACCACCTCTATCTTGACAATCTTTCAAAATCATATATGATAAAAGTGATTTACCTGTGGCAGCTTCGCCACTAATTTCTACTAACTTACCAACAGGTATGCCGCCAGGAGCTTCGGAGTCATTAGAAATAATCGTATCTAAAACAGTGGAGCCAGTAGAAAGCCACTCCTTTACTTCAGCAGGGCTTTCTCCCTTTCCCATAATATAGGCAACATCACCTATCTTCTTATTAAGGGAGTCTACAATAATATCGGTGAGAACGCTGTTATCAGCATCAACAGCGCTCGCACTAGTGGTCACTTTTTTTCTTGGCATATTAGTTCAACAACTTATCAAAAGCATCACCGATCTTTTCACTCACACTATCCTCTTCAGCGGCTACCTTAGTAGGGGTGGCAGGTGCAAAGTTCTTTTCAGTGCCTGCAGAAGAATCAGAATCATCAGCATTAGGATTAACGTGCTTCTCCAACGCTAACTTCATTTCATCAACTGGTGCAAACTGAAAGAGTTCATCAATCGGCTTTACACTATCAATGATAGTTTGAATCTCTTTCTTAGTTGATGCAAGAGGTGATGGCTTAAGGGCTGTAATTACCGATGCAGGAACAAGCCAATTATTGAAACCATGTTCCATCTTGACTACTAAATCAAGACCTTCGTTTTCATCAGTAATATCTACACCTTGTCGTAATGCGCTCTTAACCAAATCAAGAATATCCTTATATGTTGTGCGAGGCGAAACACTCCACCAACGAATACCCTTGTCTTCCTCACCACGCTTAATGACAGGAATATAAGCGCGATTCTTAGGAGCCATACTCTTAAACATCTCCTTAAAACTTTCATCATTAGTCGCCTTATATTGGTCCCAACACTTTGTAGCAAAGTCACAGATCGGATCAGACTCTCCCTTCATCTTTGTAGGACAAAGGAACGTGCGGCCTGCGATTCCAAAATGAAACCACAACTCTTGAAAAGGCATTTCCAAGTCATGCTTGTAAGGAGCAATACGAAGAACGTGTTCTCCTTCATCCAACTTAATAATGTCATCTTGTGTGTTGCCATTATTGTTACTTTTAGTCGGATCAAGTTTATCAATTGCCGCGTTGATCTTATCCAAATTAATAGCCATTATAATCTCCTATAAATTAATTGAAACTACGATTGTGATACATTATAACACTTTTCTACTAAAAACTAAACTACTGATGCTTCGCATCCTAACTGTTCTTCATCAAGGCATTCGCAACTTTCTCCACATGATTTAAGGGGCTTATTTCTAATCTTACTTATTAATATAAGTAAAGACGTAGGCAATGTCAAGGCTAAAATTACACAAATAAAAGTTTTCATACTTTACTTTTCTCCGTACGGCCCAAGCGATGATTCTTCCAATATCCTTTCCATTTCTTTTTCCAACTCTGCTTTTTCTTTTTGTACTTCCAATAGTTTTTCGTTCAAGGCCGTTGTCCATTCAAGTTCTGCCAAGTACAA